CGGAGCTTCTTCAGGATGCGCTCGACGACCTGGATCTCGTTCCGGTTGAACTCCACCGGGTTGTCGAGGGTCGACTTGTCGAGTCGCTCGAGCAGGGCGAACTGGTCCTGCGGGTCGAAGACCTCGCCGGCGACGGTGATGTTGTTGAGCACGGTGGTGTGAGCTCCGAGCTTCACCTTGGAGATCGTCACCCCACGCTCGTTCTTGTACTGGTAGCGCTGCATGTCCTGCTCCTCAGGCTTGATGACCGGCACGGGTGCCGGGGTTGGGATGGGCTTCGGTGTGGGGATGCCGCCGTTAACGAGGACCGCTCCGCCGTAGGAGTCGATCCAGCCGAGGACGGGGCGGCGGCCGGTCTGGACGTAGCGGGTGCCCATGGTGACGTCGGCGATCACGCCGAGACCGTTCGCGTCGGTGGCTCGGACGACCCAGTCACGCCAGTCGTCGGAGTCGAGTCCCTCGCCGGTGAACATCGCGACGTCGCCGTACGGCCAGTTCACGTCTCCCGCCCACCGCGGACCGGCAGTCGCACCGAACACGGCGACCGCACCGGCGAACGGCTTCACGGTCAGCGGGTGCCGGCGCGCGGCCGGGGCGTGCTCCCACGCGGCCACGGCCGATGGCAGCGGGGTGGTGTTCTGGAACGCGCCGAGCGCGAGCCACACCCACCGGGTGCACTTGCCGGGCTGGTTCCGCCCCGGCGGGTACCGCATCGGAATCGGCCGCTGGTCGCCGACCCCGGACATCTCCCGGAACCGAGCGGGTGCGTTGCGCACGTCGAGCGTGAGCGTCATGCGTCCTCCTGGAACGACGAAGGCCGCCCCGAAGGACGGCCGGATGAGTGGTGTGGGGTCAGGCGGATTCGCCGCCGAGGGAATCGATCGCGGCCTGGAACTGCGACGCCTTCGCGTCGGACTCCGCGGCCCGCTCGAGGATCTGCGACGAGAACAGCCGGTCGCTGTCCGCGGACGCCTTGGCCTGGTCCCGCTGTCGCATCAGCGTCCCGATCGCGGTGTCCGGGTATCTCGGCGGGTCGGGCAGCTCGGGCTCGATGCCTGAGCTGCCGGCGGGCTCCTCGAAAACGGTGGGATCTGCCACAGAGGCCTCCTACTGGTCGAGCGGCCACGAGACCGCGAAGTTCGGGTTACGGGCGGTGTTCGCGGCGAGCGTGCCGTCGGCCCCGATCGGGAAGTCCATCCACGTACCAGCCGAGCCGGTGCCGTTCGTGGCAGGGACGCGGATGTTCTGCGACGGGGTGTAGTTCGACGGGATCACCGCGAACGTGGTTGCTGTGACGTTCGCGCTGTTCAGGTAGCCCTGCAGGTAGAAAACGCCAGCCTTCACCCGGTACCGGAGTCGGGTGCCCGACTGATTCGCCCACCCGTTCTGAGGGGTGAGGTTGATCCATCCGGTGTCTCCGAGCAGTGACTTCCCGTTGCGATCCTGGAAGTCGTCAGCGCGCACGACGACGTTGTTGATGTTCGACCCATCGACAACAAGAGCGCCCTTCACGCCGACCGAATCCCAGGCATACAGACGTGTAGGCGCAAGCACCGCCGCGGTCATGCCGTGTGACAGGTCCGCGTTCACAGCGAACTGCTGCCCGCCATCTCTGGTCGGGTACTGAACCACCCCTCCAAAGCCAGCGCGGGCAGTGCCGCCCTCGTTGGTCGCGGTGAGCTGGATGATGCTCGCGGCAGGGCCGTCTGCGAACCCCTCGATCCTCGCGGCGGAGGCCCCCGTCGCCCCGTACACGTCGATGCGCTGACCCTGGATCTCGATGCGCTTGCCCGTCGCGGCGGACTTGATGATCGTGCCCGTGAGGGTGATGCCGTTGAGCGAGTCGACATCGATCATGCCGGCGGTGATCTTCTTCGCTTGCACGACGTTGGCGAACAGGTAGTCGATGACCGCCTGGGACATCGTCGCGCCGGACGTGACGAACAGGTTCGACACGTTCGCGGTCTGGAAGTTGCCCGTCGCGGCGGCGATCTTCTGCGCGACGAGCGCGGCTATCGCCGCCGAGCCGGCCGTGAGCTTCGCGACGTCGAGGTTAGCGATGACCTCGGATCGGATCTGCTGCGGCGTCCATACCGGTGCCGCGAGGGTGCCGGACTGCAGCCACTGCCCAGCGACGTTCTTCGAGGTGTCCCACAGGAACCAGATCGATCCGGTCGGCGCGGTGCCGGACGGCCCGGCGGTCGAGGAGAACAGGATCAGCGGCTTCCCGTTCGCCGTGTCCTGAGCCGCCTTCGCGGCGTTCCCTGCGGCAGTCGCGTCGAGCTGCGCCTGTGCGGCCTTCGATGCGGCGTCGGTGGCGGTCTTGTCGGTGACCTGCACCCACTTCGCGTTCGTAGTGTCGTACGTCCACGGGGTGTTGTCGCTGGTGCGGATCCAGAGGTTCGCCGCCGATGCGTTTGCACCGGTCGGGGCGGACACCTGGTAGATGACCTGGCCCTTGGTGCCGGCGAGGTTCGCAGCGGCCAGCGCCTGCGTGTTGGCGTCCGAAGCCGCCTGCTTGGCGACGCCAGCCGCGGTGTTGGCCTGGTCGGCGACGGTCTTCGCCGCCTGCGCCGCGGTCGCGGCTGTCGCGGCGGCGGCAGCGGCGTCGAGCGCCTTCTGGTCGGTGATGGCCTGCCAGTTGCTCGCGGTGATGGTGCGGTGCAGGGAGTAGACGGCGGGCGAGTTCGCGTTGTTGGACTGGATGGTCAGCACGAGGACCGACGCCGTCGGGGTGGCGGTGAAGCCGGCGGGCAGCGTCCACGTCTCCTGGTTGCCGGTGGTGCTGTCGCCCTTGTCGGAAAACACGTACGACGCGAGGACGGCACCGGTGAGGCCGTCGCGGAGACGCGCGATGCTGGACTTCACGAGCGAGTTCAGGGCCATGCTGACGGAAAGCGTCAGCGCGACGGGGGTCGATGCGCCCGGTGCGACCGAGATGCGCATGACCTCGGTCTCGTTCTGAGCGGAGGCGGCCGGCAAGATCAGCGCGACGGCGTTCGGGTCCGGAACTGTGACCGGGCCGTACCGGTTCGGCTGGTTCTTCGGGACACCCGCCGCGTTCAGGGAGTTGTCGATCCACAGGTTCGCCGCGTTGGCGCGCGAGCCGGTCGGCGCGGACACCTGGGTGATGGTCTCGCCCTTGGATGCTGCAAGGCCGGCGGCGTCCCGGGCGGCGTCCGTCGCCGCCTCCGCTTCGGTTTTCGCGCTGCCGGCGGCCTTGATCGCGATGTCGACGTCGTCCGAGAGTCCATCAACCTGCTGGTCGAAGGCGTCCCTGACGTCCTGTTGCGAGTCCAGCAGCTCGGCGGCGGCGTCAGCGAGGTCCGCCGCGGCGTCTGCAAGGCGCGCGGTGAGGTCTTCGTCCGACGCGGAGAGATTGCTCTGCAGGTCGGAAACGCCCTCGTTGCCGTCGGCGGCGTCGACCTGCACGTCTGGCAGGGCATCGTTTGTGACCATGGCCTCGGTCACCACATCGGCGACGACGACAGCCGCGTCGCCGCCGATCGTGGTGTTCCCGAGCTGCGACGTGGACCCGAGCCGGTCGATCTTCGTCTGCATGTCGTGCAGCAGGTTGGCGACCTTCTCGGGTCCGTTCATCACTCGACTCCTGATCCGTAGGTGAATGAGTCGGTCCGGGCGAGTTCCAGCTGCGAGGAGCCGTCAGGCGTCTCCGTGATGCCGATGATGCGGTGCCACAGCTTGAACTTGCCGTAATGCGGGACGCGGCCCTGGACGTAGATGTCGTCGCCGAGCGAGTACGACCCGCGGGGACTGTTCTCGTGGTCTGCGACGGTGATCGCGTCGACGGCGAGGGTCTCCTGCCGTGCGTTGAGCTCGGCCTGCAGGCGGTTGGCCATCTCCTGCTTCGACTTCACGTCCTTCGACTGCAGCGTCGCGACCCGGCGGAGGCGCCCGTTCCTCTTCGAGATCAGGCGTCGGATCGATCCGGCGCCCTCGCCCGCGCCGATGCCGAACACCGTGTTCGCGAAGTCGTCACCGGACGCTTTCGGCTCGAGCTGCACGGTGATGTTGATGCCCTGCTGGAACGACGGGTCCGTGTCGCCGGAGAGGCGTCGACCGGTCCGCGGGTACGCGATCCGGAAGCGCGTCCGCGGCTCGTCGCCGGACCAGTAGTGCTCCTCGACCCAGTCAAACGGGGCTGCCTTCGCCAGGTCGTCGATGAGCCGACCGCAGTCTGGCGCGTCCCACCACTCGAGGGCGTATGCGCCGCCGTCGTCCGACTCGGCCTGCTGCGCGGCGCTCTTGAGCTCGGACGCCTTGTCCTTGCGGTCCTTCATCGTCGCGACGATGTCGGCCTGCGCGTCGACGTCGGCCTGCTGCGCCTTGATCCTCGCGGCGGTCGCGTTGATGTTGCTGTCGCGGCTGTCGAGGGCGGCCTGCAGGTCGTTGACGTTCCCCTGCGCTGCCGTGACCGCGTTCTGCGCGGCTGCGATCTTCGCGGGGTCCTTCGTCTTCTTCGCAGCCGTCAGGGCCGTCTTCGCCGCCGTGAGGGTCTTCTTCGCAGCGGTCAGGTCCCGCGATGCGCCCGCCCGGTTGGTGCGCTGGTTCGCGGCGGTCTTCCGGGTGGCGGCGACTACCTTCCGAAGCGCTTGCAGCGTCTTGTTCTCGGCCTTGTAGTCGGCGACCTTCTCGTTGTAGTAGTCGACGGCCTCGATGCGCCGTTGTGTCGAGAACGATCCGACGCGGACCCGGGTGCTGCCGACGACGGTGAGGCCCACGTCGGAGTCCGGGTAGGACTGGACGTAAGCGACCAGCTTCCGCACGATGTCCGCCGGGTCGACCTCAGCGCCGTAGTACGGCTCTCCGTCGTAGGGGCAGCCGTAGAGGATCGTCGACATCGAGGAGACGGTGAGGTTCCAGTCGGCGCCGACGTACTCGACGTCGGTGACGATGCCGCGGAACCGGATCTGCCCATCCTCCTCAACGGTGAGCAGCGTGCCCCACTCCTGGTACAGCGGCTCGCCATCGGACGCGTTCTGCGAGGCGTCGTCCGCCGTGATCTTGACCGACATCGATCCGACTGCCGACAGCTGCCACGTGCGCGAGTTCTCGGCGATGCCCGAGGCGTTGTACGTGAGCACCTTCCGTCCGATCGCGCGCTGCACGATGTACCGGACTGCCATCAGCGGGCCCGCTGCACGAACTCGACGTCGGAGATGAAGTACGACGAGTCGACGGTGAACAGGTTGCCGGTGCCGCCGGTGCGCCGGCCCGAGATCCGCAGCGGCTGGGTCGTGCCCTTCACCGAGTCCGGCAGCGCGAGCTCGCCGGCGGCCACGACCGGCTGCCGTGCCTGGCCGTTCTGCGCCGCGTAGTTGTAGGCGTACGTGCCGAACGTCGTCGAGGAGCCGAGCACGAGGCGCAACTCACCGGCGACCTGCGCCGCGGTCTGCCCGCCCATGAACTCGAGCCGGGCGAGCATGTGCGTGGCCCACTCCGGGACGGTCACCGTGAAGGTGTCCGTCGTCGGCCAGGCCGTGAAGCTCGACGAGGTCAGCGCATTGCCTGCGGCCGGAGACGCACCGAGCTGCAGCTGCCGCTCCGTGCGTGGGTTGGCGAGCCGGCGGAGGTCGGTGATCATCCCCGACGTCACCGTGCCGGTGTTCGCCGGCAGAGTGACGAGCGCCAGCTCGATGCCGGACGTTCCGCCTTGCCCGGGCACGTCCCGCAGACGAGTCACGCCCGCCGGGACGTTTGGAATCACGTCGAACCGGTCGTACGGCCCGTGCACAAGGTCGGTCGGGTCCTTCGCGTTGCCGTCGACGTTCGGGTTGTCGACGACGGCGATCACCATGTCGCGCCGTCCGCCGGAGGAGCCTGTCGCGGCGATCTTGACCGAGTCGGCGTCGGTCACCGGGTTGCGCACCGTGTACGCCTCCTGCGAGGCGACGGCGTTGAGGATGGACGCGCCGCCGGCGAGCACCTTGACGCCGGCGCCGGGGACGTCCAGCGGGAGCACCTTGAGATCGTTCGGAGCGACTACGCCCTGGTTGCCGTTCGCCGCCAGGTAGGCGAGCATCCGAGCGACGTTGTCGCCGTGCTCAGCGTCGCCGCCGATCCACCAGGGCACTGGGTCGAGCGCCATGCTGTTCCCCTTTCGTCAGGGAGTCGGGAACGCGGGTCGCCAGGCAATCTCCGCGGTCGGGTTGCCCGTCGTCGACGAGCCGGAGAGGGTGAGCGTGTACGCCCCCGGGTCGAGGAGCGCGTCCTCGATCAGGTCTGAGGACCGAGTCAGCGCCGCGAGCTGCGAGCCGTTCCGGAGGACCGTGCCGCGGCGCGAGTCGATGCGGAGGTTCTCGTCGTACTTCAGCGACGTCGCCGCCGCGTATCGAAACCGGCCGGCGACCGTCACCACCGGGTTGAGGATCGAGCCGTTCATCGTGATCGTCGGCCACGTCGGGAGCGTGCCGCCGACGACGAACGCGTTCTGGCGAGTCGAGGACCCGCGCGAGACCAACGGCGACTTGAGCGGTCCCACGAGACCGCCGCTCTGGGACAGCGCGATCGGAACCTCGATCGACTCCACGTCGCCGTACCAGACGTCGTCGATCGTGACGAAGTCGACCGTGATGGCGTACTTCCCGTGCCGGGCCAGCGTCTCGTCGAGCGCCGCACGACGAGGCCGGCCGAGCGCCGAGCGCCCTGACGGTGCACGAAGCTCCGCCACGGTACCCGGCGTCGACCGGATCGCGTCTCCTCGCCAGGCTGTCATGAACGCCGTGGCGAGTGCCGCGGCCTCCTCCCGGGTGGCCCCGATCGCGTGCAGCTCGAACGTGATCGTCGTGCCGTGCCGGAAGTCCTGGCCGAGGATGACGCCGTCGGAGCGCGCTCCGTTCTGGTCGTCCACGGTTATGTCCGTCGGCCCGTATTCCGGGGCTGCCGAGATCGGCAGCCCCGTCACGGCGGGCCCGAACGCGATGTCCGTGCCCGGGTACGTCAGCCGCCAGGATTCCAGCATCAGCTACCTCCCGTCGGTCGCCGCGTTCCGCCGCCGCGGCGGAGGGTGCGGATTGCGAACATCGCGTCGTCGAGGTCGTTCCTCGGGTTCCCGTTCGACTGCAGGGTCAGCGAGCCGACCAGCGGCTGCGCCTGCGAGGTCGTCCCCGTCGCGCTGCTCCCCGACGAGGAGGCCTGCCCAGTCACGCCCATCGACACGTTGCGGAACAGCGCCACGTCGGCGTCCGAGACGCCTGCCTGGAACTGCTCCATCAGCGCCTGCCCGGAGGTACGGAGACCGCGCCAGCCGGACGATGAGAACGGGCCTTCCTTGGCCGGTGAGTGCGGCAGGAAGCCCTTGATCTTGTCGAGGACTCCGCCGATCGCCTTCCCTGCACCGCCGATCATCGACTTAATGCCGTCGAACAGCTGCTGGACGATCTTCCGCCCGGCGTCGTACAGGCCCTTCCCGATCCCGATGACGGCGTCGACGATGCCGGTGAAGATCTTCCCGACCCCGGAGATCGACGATTTGAAGAAGTCGAAGACCCCCGAGAACACCGTCTTGATGCCAGACCACGCCTGCGACCAGTTCCCGGTGAAAACACCGGTGACGAACTGGATCAGCCCGGTCAGGATCGTGATGAGCGACTGAATCACCGGCACCAGGGCACCGATGATCACCTGCACCAGCTGCAGCACAGGTCCGAGGACCGCCATGAACAGCGAGATCAGCGGCGGGAGGATCGCGCCGACCAGCTGGAGCAGCGGGCTGAGCAGCGGCAGGAACGCCATCACCAGTTGCAGTACCGCGGTGACGAGCGGCATCAGGACCGGCACCAGCTGCACGATGAACTGAATCAGCATCGTGATCACCGGCAGCAGTGCCGTCAGCACCTGCCCGAGCACCTGCCCGAACGTCGACGCGAGCTGCGCGACGATCGGGGTCAGCTGCTGGAAGACCGGCAACAGCGCCGCAATGACGGTCGTGAGGATCGGTCCGAGCGCCTGCACGAGTTGCGTGATGATCGGCATGATCGCCGTCAGCGCGGTGACGAGCACCCCGGCGAGAGCGCCCGCCAGTGTCGCGACGAGCTGCGCGATCGGCGGGAGGACCGGCAGCAGCGATGTGAACAGACCGACGATCATCGGGATCAGCGGCAGGACAGCCTGCAGCGCGACCGCGAGGGCGCCACCGACCGCGCCGGCCGCCTGCGATAGCGACCCGACGACCTGCTGGATCACAGGGCCGAGGACAGCGCCGATGTCACCGAAGGTCGACAGCAGCGTGCTGCCGAGCTCACCGAACACCTGCCGCAGCGGAGCCGACGTTGCGAGCAGCGTCGTCATGATGCCGATGACGAGCCCCAGCGGGCCGGTCAGCGCCGCGAAGGGCCCCGCCAGGAGCTTCCCGAGGATCGGGAGTTGACCGACCACACCTGAAATCGCACCCGCCACAACGGGCAGCAGCGGCGCGACCAGTGCGAGAGCGCCACCGACCGTCGAGAAGACGCCAGACAGTCCCGACAGGTCCGGCAGCTTGAACGTGAAGCCGGCCTTGCCGATCGCGTCCTTCGCGGCCGTCCACCGCGCCGTGAGCGAGTCGAGGAACGGCCCGACCGTGTTCGTCACCATGTTGCCGATGGCGTTGGTGAACGGCAGGACCGCCTTGGACATCAGGTCGAAGCCAGCGGTGATCGTCTGGAACAGCTTCGAGAAGATCGGGTAGAACCCGCCGGAGACCTGCCCCTCGGCGTCGACCTTCGCGCCGATCAGTGCAGCACCGAACCGCTTGAACGCGGCGCCCATGTTCTTGAACGCCCCGGTTGTCGTCTTCCCGACGGCCTCAGCGGTGCCACCAACGGAGCCCTGCAGGACGTCGCGGAAGGTCTTCGCGTCGACCTTGCCCTCGGTGACCATAGTGCGCAGGGAGTCCTGCGACACCTTGTAGTGGTCCGCGAGCTTCTGGAAGATCGGGATCCCGGCGTCGGCCACCTGGTTGAGGTCGTCCGTGTAGGCACGACCGCTGGTGGTGACCTTGTTGATGATCCGACCCATGTCGGCGAAGCTGCGACCCGAGAGTGCCGCGAAGTCGCCCGTGAGCTTCAGGTAGTCGGTCAGCTGCTTGCCCGGCTTGATGCCGGCGGCCACAGCAGCCGCTGCCGCGGTCGCTGCCTCGTCGAGCCCGTATGCCGTTCCGAGGACCGCGTCATTGGCGTTCTGGATGATCTCGGCGGTGGCCTTGCCGTCGTTGCCAAGCGCGCGGAGCTTCGCCCCTGCGGTCTCGAGCGTGGCGAGACGGGCGAAGCCCCCGCCCGCCGCAGCTGCGGCGACAGCGGTGACCGCGGTGCCGACTGACGCCAGCGACGCCTTGATGAACGCGACCGACTGGCTGGCGATCGCCGACGTCGTCGAGAACGCTCGCGACAGTGCCGTGCTGATCGCCGTGCCCGCTGCGGCCGCGACCGGCGCGATACTCCCGAGGTTGCTCGCGATCGACGAGCCGATCTTCTGTGCGGCGGCAGCGACCGTCGCGCCGGCGCTCCGGACCGGAGCGGGGATCAGCGCTATTGCTCCGAGGACTTCGGTACGGATGGAGCGACCGACCGTGTTGAACGCGGTACCGACGGGTGCGAGGCTGCGAGCGACGAGCCCGCCGAGACTGCCCATGCGGCCCGATAACGCGGACGCCGCCGCGTCTGCATCGGTGAAACCAGCGACGAAGTCTGTCAGGGGCCGAACGGACGCCTTGCCGAACGAGACGACCGAGCTCTGCGCGCGGTCCAGCGCCGAGCGGACGACTCCGCCGAGCGATCCCATCTGACCCGTGAATGCGGACGCTGCTGCCGCTCCGGACAGGAACCCCGCAATGAGGTTCTGGAACGGGGCTGCGACCGCGTCGCCGAGACGGTTCGCAGTAGAGACGACACCATTGAGCGACCGCCGCGTGACGGCGCCGAGTCGCCCCATGACGCCGACGAAGCCGGACGCACCGAGCGTGACGTCGCGGAAGCCAGCGACGAGCTGCTCGAAGGGCGTCGTAACGCCAGAAAGAACCGCCCGGCCAACGCGGCCGAGCGGTGCAATGAGGCGAGCAGCGGAGCCGCCGAGAGAGCCGAGGACCCCGGTGAACTGCGACCCGGCAGCCTGCGCGTCGCGCAACCCCGCAACGAAGTTCAGCAGGCCCCTCGTCGACGACGTCGCGGCAAGCCGAATTGCGTTGAAGCCCGTCTCGAGCGGGGCGAGCGCCAGCCGCGCGACACCGCCGAGCGCCCCAGCGACACCCGTGAACGACGATGCGGCCGCACGCGAATCCTTGAACCCCGACCGGAAGTCGGAGAACATCATCGAGAAGCCAGCGCGGGCCTTCTGCGTCGCCCGCGTCTCCGAAGCCGTCGCAGCGGTCAGAGATGCCTTCGCAGCGACCAGCCGATCCGACGACGCCCGAGTGGTGTCCTGGGCTGCCGACAGACGACGCTGCACCGACGCGAGCCGCTCCTCCGCGGCGATCGCCTGCGACGACTCCGCGCCGAACCGAGAGCGCACCTCAAGGAGGCGAGCCTCAGCCGTGCGGACACGGCCAGCAGCGTCCTGCTCCTTCAGCCGTGCCGCGGAGAGGGTCCGAGAGGACGACGCGACGTCGGCTGCGAGCTTCCGCAGTGCGCCGTCCGCGACACCGGCCGTGCCGCGCGAGAACGCCTGCTTGAAGCCCTTCCCCGCGCCGGCGCCGGCAGCAGCACCAGACCGCGAGAAGCCCCGTGAGAAGCGGGCACCGGACGACGACGTGGCGCCGTCGACCTCGCGCTGCACCGCCTTCCGGAACCCCTTCATGGTGGGGAAGATCGCTACCTGCCCGGAACCGACCTCAGACGTCATCGGCGTCCCCTCTCAGTCGCGGAACGCCGAGTACTGCCTCAGCGTCTCCTTCAGCGCAGCGCGCTCTTCATCAGTGACCTTCTCGGCCTCGTCCTCAACACCGGTCCACGGCCACTCGAACTCGATCGGCTCGGGCTGCTTCTTCGTGTCCCGGTTCACGTTCACGGTCGACGCCGCCGCCGCGAGCGTCGCGATGTCCATCCACGTCGCCGGCCACGCCCAGCGATTCAGCGCTGCATGGAACCACGACCCCGGAGTGTCCCGGAGGGTCTGTAGGTGGTCCCACGCCTCACCAAACGTGAACGTGTCGCCGGCGTCATCGATGTTGAGACCGAACCAGCGACGGAAGTCGGCGCGCAGCGGACGCCGATGCTCCTCTACGAGTTCGAGGAGCGCTGCGATTCCCCCACGGAAGCCTGCGCCTTCTTCTGGAAATCCTCGAAGAAGCGGGCCACGATCTGCTGCGTCTCGAAGATGTCGAGCTCATCGAGGACCGCGGGCGTGTGGCTGTCGCCGAGGTCGTCGAGGAGCGCGAACAGCTGCTTGAGCTCGTCATCGATCTCGCTGATCGCGCGGAACACCTTCGTCTTCACCTTGAGCGGGAGGACGATCTCGCCCTCCGTGGTGGTGATGACGTGGAGGTTGTTCTCGACGATGCGAAACTCGGGTTCGTTGCCGGCGGGGGTCTTCTTCGTGCGGGTCGTGCGTGCGGTAGCCATGTGGATGCCTTCCTGAGTGAATGCGACGGTGTGGATGCTGAAAGAAGCGGGACCGCCGGCATCCACTGCGACGGCCCCGCGCGCGGGGGGTTAGGAGCCCGCGCCCTGCGCGACTCCGGTGCCCGGCTTGATGAGCCACTCACCGAGGTGCTTGTTCCCGAGCTCCGGGGAGCGCTCGATCTTGAAGGTGACCTCGATGCCGTTCACCTCGCCGCGGGTCGACTGGTCGACTGCGACGCCGGTGATGGTGGCCTTGCCCGCCTGCCGCCGGCGGATGACGCCGTTCTTGAAGATCTCCTCGCTGAACAGGCGGTACTCCGTGGTGTGACCGGCGGCGTCGATGAGGACGTACCCGTTCGCGTCCGGCACGGCGCCCGACAGGAGCTCCTGCGCGAGGGCGTCGTACTGGGCGAGCTTGACGACGAGCGTCGCGTTCGCGAGGCCGGACGGGATCGAGTACCCGTCCTGGTAGAACACGATCGGGTCGCCGTCGGGCTCGAGCGTCCACGTGTGGCCGCCGTCCTCGGTGAACAGGCCGAGCTTCCGGAACAGCGCGTCGAGCACGAGGTCGTAGACCTTGCCCTCGTCGGGCGTCAGAAGTTCGGCGGTCATCGGTGCGATACCGACGGATCCCGAGATCGGGATGCCGACGGCGGTGATGTCGTTGCCCTGCGAGTCCGCAGCCATGTGTGCTCCTTGCATGAAGAAGCCCCCGGCTGCTGCCAGGGGCGTTGGTGGGTGTGTGGGTGTGGATGCGGTCAGAGGGGCACGCCGACGACGACGTACGTGATCGTCGTCAGAGTGCGTGCGTACGGGGCGTCTTCCGGCACCCAGTACGGGCCGTTCACGCCGTCCTCGGGGATGTGCGCGATCGGGTTGCCCGGCTCGAGGCCAGCGAACGTCGCGGCGAGCGCGGTGACGAGTCGTGCGAGGTCCATCGCGGGCTGCGGGTCGTCTTTCGTGCCGGCGAGGACAGAAAGGCTCACGTCCCGCTCGGCGCTGATGATCGACTTGCTCGGGCCGGAGTTGTCGCGGACGACGAGCTGTGGCCCCGTGTTGGCATCGGCCGCGCCGCGTTCCCGGTTGCTGACGTCGACGTCGCTGTGGCCGCGGGTAGTGAGCTCCGCGCGGAAGCGGTCGCAGAGCCACAGCTCGAGGTCGGCGTGCAGCACGGCGGTCATCGGCGTCTCGCCCTCAGCGCACGAACGAGATTGCCGGTCCGGGCCTCGATGATCATCGTCTTCCAGTTCTCTCCGACGACGAGATACACAGGCCGGTGCGAGGACCGCTTCTTCCGCACGCCGATGCCCGCCTTATAGTCGCCCGAGTCGACCGGCGCCGTGGATCGCGCGGTCGAAGCGATCTCGTTCGCAACCGACTCTGTGAGCCGGTCTACGCCCGCCGAGTTCAGGATCTCGTCGAAAACGGCGTCGTTGAACTTGAAGGTGCTCTTCGGCATTAGCCCAGCACCTCCTCCAGTGGGATCTCCTGCACCGGCTGCCACCCCGTGAACGGGTTCGTGTCGGCCTCGGGAACGGCCGTCACGGTGTACGTGTGAGTTCCCGACACGATGCGGTCGCCTATTCGGACGTCGGCGGCCGGGTCGCAGTACAGCGACTTCGTCGTCTGCACCTGCTGCCGCAGCTCGGTGGTTATGCCGACGGACGACGCCGAGGCAACGAACGCGCCGTTGATCGTCGCGGTGTCGGGATCGTTCCAGTCGGTCGGCATGGGGCGCTTCGAGTACGGGTCGATCTTCATCCGCGCGCGCTGGCGGATGACGGCCACGCCCGCGGCGAAGTCCATCAGGTGTCCGTCGACAGGCGGATCGCGTCGAGCATGTCCGCCTTCGTCGTCGCCCCGAGCAGGTCGACATCGTGCCGCTCCGCCCACGCCACGATGTCGTCGTTCAGCGTGTGCTCGTCGGGCGCCGGGTCGTCCGCTGGCGCCGGGACTGTGACGCCCTCGGAGCGGTAGTCGTCGGCGACGGCTTCGGGGACCGTGAACTGGTTTCCGTGGGCGTCGGTGATGTGCACCATAAGGGCCTCCTCGTCAGAGCCGGTATGGCTCGAGCGTCGCGAGCTCCGTCTGCAGGAGCTGAATGTCGTTGCCGCTGTAGCGAACGTTCGCGGGCCCGACAGCCTGCGACACGATCTGCCCACCCGGGCCGCCACCCCGTGCCGCAGCGGTCGCGATGACCCCGGCGACGTCGGGCACCTCATCTGCCTTGTAGCCGTGCTCGAGGGTGACGCTGATGCCGCCCAACCTGGACGACCAGAGACCGCCGTCACGCAGCTCGAGCATGCCCCTGCCGGAGACGTCGACCTGCGCAAGGACGTCGCGGCCGTCCGAGGTGGCGGAGGTGACCTTGACGATGCGGCCGGACGGGACCAGGAGTGTGCGCTGCCCATTCCCGTCCAGTCGGAGCGTCTCGGTGATGACGGGCGCGACGTGCCAGCCGCAGAAGCGCCGGACGGCGCCCTGCGCTGCGTCGAGCCAGAACTGCGGGGTCCGCGGTCCCGTGCTGACGATCGGGGGGATGCTCGTCACGCCCGCCACCTCCTACTTGCTGTCCGGCGTCGCCGCCTTGTTCGTCGGCTTCGCAGCTCCGGTGGCCGCCGGCTTCGCCTTGGCGTCCTCCTCGGCCTTCTGCGCCTCGGCATCGCGCTTGGCGACGAGCTCCTCGGCAGCCTTCTGCACGCGCACCTCGAACTCGGCGTCCTCAGCGGCCTTACGCTCGGCGGCTGCCTGCACGGCGGCCTCCCGCTCGGCCTCCGCCTTGGCAGCGCGCTCGGCGATGACCTCCGGGTGGATGCCGCGGCGGCGCGCGTCCTCCTCGCGGTAGCGGACGCCGTCGATCGTGATCATCGACGCGCCGCTCATGCGCTCGCCCCGTCGACGGTGCTGCGCTGGCCGAAGACCAGGCGGGACGGCTTCCAGATCACCTGGGCCGCGCGGAGCTCGGCGCGCACGTAGGTGCGGTTGCGCTGCGCGAAGTCCTTGTGCTGGTTGAACGCCTGCACCGACAGGCCCTCGCGGTCGAGGAGCGCGACCTGCTTGAAATCGCCGAGCAGGAACTTCCCCGGCTCGATGTTCTCGTCGGTAACGCGGGGGCGGCCCCAGAGGGTGCCCGGCCCCGACCCGAAGGGGCCCTGGCCGTAGAACCGGCCGTTGGCGTCCTCCATGAGGTCGATCTCCTCCTCGTCCTCCGGGCTGATCAGCACCGCCTGGACGGTGCCGCCCTGCAGCCGGGTGACGCGGGTGATGCCGCGGCGGACCGCGCGGACGAGGCCCTTCGCGCCGGTCTCCGTGAACTCGAGCTCCTGGATGCCGGTGGTGTTGAGGATGCCGGTCGGCTCCCCGTCTGCACCGGAGCCGTTGAGCAGCGTGTCCGCGACGACGCTGTCCAGCGAGTAGCGGAGCTCGCCGTCCATGTAGGTCGCGAACGCCGGAGCGTCGGCGAGGAGCTGGTTCGTGACCTCGTAGCCGTCCGCGTAGGTGTAGACCTTCGCGTCGGCCAGCGCGGTCGCGATCTCCGACGTCGGCTTCAGGTTGTTGTCCGTGCCGGACGTCGACTCGGCCACGATCTTCGCGTTCCGGGTCACCGAGATGATCTGGACGTACTCGAAGTTGCCGCCGGTCTGGCCCTTGCTGATCAGGTCGAGCAGCGTCAGCTGCGGGCGGTCGACGAGGTCGACGGTCGGGACACGGGTCGGCTGGATCCGCGCGATGTCGGTGCCGAGGCCCGCCTTCCGGTTCGTGAAGAAGTCCTTCATCGAGCCGATCCGGACGGTGTCGATCATGACCGGCGAGCCCTTGCCGGGCGTGCCGCTCTTGATGAACCGCTGGTACGGGTCCGACTTCATGAACCGTTCGCCGAGCGGGACGTCGGTGCCGTCGTAGTCGCCCTGGTCGGCGTCGCCGGACTTGCCGGGGTCGGTGACGACCTTCGACAGCTCGGCGAGCGACTTCTCGCCCGCCTCGATGCGCGTGATGCGGTCGCGCAGCTCGGTGGCCTCGGCCGCCTTCGCCTCGATGGTCTTCGACTCGTCCGCCGTCAGGTCGCGCTGCGCGGCCTTGGCGGTGTCGACGATCGACTGCATCTCGGAGACGAGTGCAGCCAGCTGTGCCTTGAGTCCCACGGTGGGGCTCCTCTCTGCCTGCTAGAGCAGGCCCTGGATGGTTGCTTCCGCCAGTGCTCGAGCTGCGGGGACGGTCGTCTGCTCCTCGGCTTTGGCCCCTCGGGGCTCCTCAGCGTTGGCGTCGGGCGTACCGGCTGCCTTCTCCTGATCGGTGGTGCTGGTCAGGGCCTCGCCGAGCGCGTCGATCGCGCTCTTGAGCTCGGCCTTGGCCGCGGCGGGCACGATCTGGCCCGCCTTCACGCCGGCAGCGACCGCGAGTGCGGCCGACTTCACGGCGAGGATCTCCGTCTCCTGGTTCGCACCGACAGGCACGACGGACACCTCATGGATGTCCAGCTTCCGGAGCTCGTAGTAGTAGTCGTCCTCGGTCTCGACCCAGGCGCCCTCGAGCACGTCGTAGGCGAACGACATCTGCTTCACCAGGCCGGCCTTCAGCAGCTTGTAGGTCTGCGCGCCGTTGTTGATGCTCAGGTCGAGCTGAACGTGCACGAACAGGCCGTGCTCGTCTTCCTTGGCCTCGAGGGTCTGCCCGATGAGCATGTACGGGTCGTCCATGCGGTGCCGCCAGTAGACGGGGATCCCAGATCCGTTGGGGCCATACTTGGCCAGCGACTCCGTGAACGCGCCGGCGAGGACGACGTCGCGGTAGGAGTCCTTGTTGCCGAAGACGGACGCGTACCCGGTGAACTGGCCTTCACCTTCGGGGTCGTCCGCCTTGACGTTGATGTCGACGGTCTTCGTCTTGACGGTCATCGCTCCTCCTCGAGGAATCGTTGGTGTGCTTCGTCGTTGTGCTGCTTGGCTGCTGCGGCGGCGGCGTCGAGCGACACCCCGGCCTTCATCAGGTCAGTGACGAGCTCTCGGTCCCATCGCGAGCGGTCCCACCACTCCCCGCCTGCGCCCTTCCGGCTTCGCACAACCTGTTCCTGCCGGGCAGCGAACTTCGCCAGCACCTGATCGGCCTTGCCGTCCTGCGGGGAGGCCTGGCCGCCGACGAGAACGTTCAGCGGCGTGATCAGCTCATCACCACCGTCGATCGCGGACATGTTCTGCTTCGCACGCGCCTCGTTGCGGGTCATCCACGGCGCCCCAACGGACGTCGACAGGACACCCGCCTGCTCCTCGAACGAACCCCGCATCTTCGCCTCGACGTTCGCCTCGACGTACTGCTGCGGCGTGCCGAGGAGTGGAACGAGGGTGGCGTCGAGCGTCTGCTCCCACGCTGCGATGTACGGACCCAGCGCGGGACCGTAGAGCATCTCCTTGAACGCCTTGATGTTCGAGAACGTGCCCTCGCGGGCGCCGACGAGCTCCGGCGCGATGTGGAACGCCGCGGCGACCTGCGCGTCCGTCAGCTCACGGCCCTGCAAGTCGAGGGTGTCCCGCGGCCGGAACGCGTCGACGGCCTTGTACTGCATGCCGTCCTCGAGCACCGGGGTACCGCCCTCCTCGCCGCCGCCGCGGGAGAAGTTCTTCCACGAGCGCGAGAAACGTTCGCGAGCGCCGGCTTCCCACTTCGCGCCCTGGGGCCGTTCGATCACGCCGCTCGTGCGTGCGCCGTTCCGCCAGATCGAGCGCCGGTACCGGACCGCTTCCGTCTGCTCGTCGAGGAGGTCGCGGAGGGTCGTGAGCGGCGACGTGCCGTTCGCGCCCTTCGTGGCGTATCCGGCGTCGACGATGAACCCCGCCGGGTCCTGCTCTGACACCGTGCCGTCATGCTTCCGAATCTTCACCGACGTGATGCGGTCCAACGCGTCAGCGCCGAACGACACCATGCGTGCTGGGATTCGTACGAGCTCGTACCCGTCAAGCCGCTCGACGATCTGCACGCAGAACCGGTCATGGATCAGACCGTCGATGAGCACCCGCTCCCAGAACCGGTACGGGGTCTCCCCCGGCGACCGCGACGGGCGACGCAGCACCTCGGCGAGCGCCCCGTCACGCACGCGGCGCCGGTCCTGCTCGCCGACGAACTCGTAGAGGTGCATCGGCACCGACGCGATGTTCCGCGCAGCGAATCCGACGACCTTTCGGATCGACGGTTGGTTCTTCCACCCAGGGTCGTTCGACAGCGTCGCCGCCCACTCGACGAGCGAGACGCCCGGGTCGACGACCTCCACGTTCGTGCCGGCGAGGTAGGTGGACAGCTCGCCGAGGGTCTGGAACACGGCGCTCATGCGGGCACCACCTGCACGTACGCGATTCGGGCGGCCGGCACGAGCACCGCCCCGTCGACCGGGACCGGGGTCGGCCCGTCGACGGCGCGAGCCGTGACGAGCGTCACACAGGTCCGCGTCGCGGACTCGATCACGCCCTCGAGCGCCGTCTCCGAGGTGACCACGATGACCTTCCGGCCCGTCAGGGTCTTGAGCTCACGCACGCGCGGTCCCTTCGTCAGACCACGAGCAGCTCCTCGTCCTCGTAAGCGGACGTGAACGGCTCGGGGGGTTCGGTGTTGTCGTGCGCCCACTGCGCCGCGGACACGGCGACGATCGGGGCGATGTCCACGACGCTGTTGATGCGGTCCCAGACGCGGACTTCGTTGAGCTTCCTGGACACGGCACCGGCAACGGCGAGGTTCAGCGAGTCCTGGTCACCGCGGTGGCGAAGCGTCCGCTGGCGAACTCGGTCCTTCGTCTGACCGGCTGACGATCCGAGCGCAGTGCCCTCGATGCGATGCACAGTCAGCCCGGCCTTCTCGAGCGGGTCCGCGAACTCGGCCGCCGGAGCACCGCGCGACTGCAGCGCGACCTCGGTGATGCCGTTCTTCTCGGCCGCTCGCTTCACCGCGTCGACGACCCAGAGCATGCCGGGCCGCTGGGCGATCAGCTCGCAGTGCAGCAGCCCGTCCGCTCTGTCGCCGACGACTGCGAGGTAGGTCATCTCGCGGTCGGCGCCCGTGTCGATGCCAAGGATCAGACGCGCACCCGGGGCAGGCTCGGAGCCGGGATCCGCGCAGTCCGTCCACGCAGACGCCTCGAGGTGCGCGTCGAAGGCCGCGGTGACCCACTGGCAGAGCACCTCGGTTTTCGTCACCGTCTCCGGCTCCCCGGAGGCGAGGTCGGAGAGTAGCTGCTCGACGTTGTAGCCGTACCCGATCGACGGGTTCGACTGGAAGTAGCCCTCCGGGTCGTCGATCGCCGCGTCTTCGTGCGCCGACCACTCGAACAGGCCGTTGGTGGTGTCGTGCTCGTTCGCGAAGTCCTCAGCAGCCTGCAGCCCTGTCTCGACGTACTCGTCCCAGAGCCGGCACGTCTCCGTCGCAGAGGCACGCAGGTCGGCGAGCACCACGGACCGAGCATCACCGGCCGACGAGATCGCCCACATCTGCGAGTTGAACGTGCCGTTCAGCGTCTTCGAGAACGCCGCCCAGCCGTCCCACGTCTTCTGCTCGCGGAGCTCATCGATGATGGCCCGGGCTGTGGAGTCGCCGCGGGCGCCGCCGGACGCGAGTGCCGCGATCTCGTAGCGTGCGCCGTTCGCGAGCCGGATCGCCTCAGAGCCGTTCGTCGTCGACGGAGTCCGCGACTGCTTCGCGAGCACAGGGACGAGTACAGCACGCTCGGCTGGCGTGAACCGGTCGGGCCAGCGCAGCACCTCGGGGTTCGAGCGCTCGAGGACGCGGCGCCACACCTTCTTCGCGGTGTCACGGTCCTGCGCGGTGCCGAGGACAAGGAAGTCGTGAGCAGCGATGTGCTCTGGGAACGACTCGGAGTCAATGAACAGCCACCAGGCGGCGAGGACCTCGATCAGCTTCGTCTTGCCGTTCTGTCGCCCGACGATGATCACGACCTTGCGGAACCGGTACGTCCCGTCCTCGAGCAGCTCGAGCGCATGGATCAGCAGCCAGCACTGCCAGGGCCGGAGCGTCACGCCGAGGTACACGCGAGCGAACTCGATCACGTGGAACCCGTGCGACGTCTCCGGCGTCAGCGGCCGGAGCGGACGAGTCCAGACCCGCGGCTCCTCACGCCCCTTGCCGGTGCGGAGGGCGACCCTTAGCTGCTGCGAAACCTGCAAAGTCCAGGACCTCCTGATCAACCGACGGCGCCGACTTCTCGTCCGAGGAGGAGTCGTCAGCGTCGGCCGGGCTCGGTGCCGGCGCACTCACCAGAGCCGTCGACCCCGGAGCGCGGTCCAAGACCCGACGGACGTCCTTCAAGGCCGACAGATACGCCGAGTACGTACGCGAACCGCCGCCCTCATCCATTTCCTTCGCCAGCGACTTCACCAACGCGACGAGCGGGGCCTCCTCGGGGATGCGAAGCAGCCCAGTGGCCCTGAGCATGCGCGTCACCGCCGCCCTGTGCTCGCGACTCGCTGCCTTCCGTGGCTCAGCCATCGTCCAGAGCCTCCCTGGTGGTAAAAACGCGTCACAGGCGCGGGGGGAGAGAACGCCTCATGGCGGGGGGTGATCCGGGTTTCAGGCTTGCGGCGACGTTGCCGCCCCATCCCCCCGTGCCGCTCGGCGGGCCAGGATCTCGTCGGCGATGGCGGTGGCCTGGTAGACCTCTTCGAGGATCATGTCCATAAGGTGAAGCGCGTCCGCCGCGTCCTCTGACGTCGGTAGCTCTTCGACGTCGCCGTGGGCCATGTCGTTTCCCAGCACTCGGATCGCGTGAGCGAGTGTGAGGGTTGCGGGCCTGATCACGTTCTGCTCGCTCATGGCTTCGATCTTGCTGAACAGACTCCCGGTCTCGATGCCCTTGCTCTTAGCAGTAGCTTCGATGGTGGTCCGGGTCATCAAGATGCTCGCAGCTTCCGCTCCGATCCCGTGGCTCATGTGCGCCTCGGACGCGCAACGGGCGACGTGGGCTGGCACGTGCGGGTACTCGGGAGCAGGGGCACTGGTCGGGGCCCACTCGCAGCTAGACAAGGCAGTCAGCTTGCGCATCTGCTCGATGTCCGTCCCAGGGTTGGTCCGCGTCTTGGCTATCTTCGCGGTGCTCAGGTTCTTGCAGTTCGCGCAGACACACGCCATGCGCACGGCGAAGATCTGGTAGCCCGAGCTGTCTTGACCGAGAGGCGTGGCTTTCGCCCAGCGCGGCATCAAATCGGAGTTGGACTTGCAGTAGGGGCAGAAACGCGTCGTCATGCTGAGATATTGCCAGTTTCAGGCGACCCGCGAGGTTAGATCCAGGCTCGGGACACGGTGCCGAGGCCCGCACGAGGTGCGCCGTTGCCGCGATCCCGGTTGCAGCCCCGGTGTGACGGTCGCCCATTGGCAGGGTCATCGTAGTGCTCGGGGTGCGTGCTGGCTGGGAAGTAGTGGTCGTACTCGAACGAGTCGTCAGTGCTGCCGTCGTCCGCGGTCCAGTCGATCGGCTGGCCGCACATCCAGCACGGCGCGTCCTCGGCCACCCATGTCGCACGACGCTCTTCGCGGACTGCCCGCATCCGACGAGTCGATGGGTGGTGCTTGCTCACTGCGTTGCCGGCAGGTAGGTGACCGTGCCATCGGTGAACATCACGTCGGCGCCGATGATCGTGCCTTGGTCGCGCTTGACGTCTACGCGGTCGATCGGCTTCGTCCCCTGGTGTCCGTGCTGCTTGAGGAGCGCGCGGATTTCGCTGAGCGTCATCGGTTCCTCCTTGCGTCGATCTCGGTCGGGACGAAGCAAGAGGCCTCCCCGTCTTGTGCCGCTCAAGGCTTAGGGTGAGTACCTCTCGCGATAAGATCCGCCCCATGAACCCTGCACGCCGACTGCTCAACACCCTGATCGACTGGCAGGGCCAGCACACGTTGGGTTCCCAGTCGGTGGGGAACACCCGCTCTCTTAGCGATGACGACGGCATGCAGCGCCAGCTCGACGCACTCGACGATCTCCGTCAGATCGAGGAGAAGCTCGATGTCCTCGATGCGGGCGGCGTGCGGGTTGCCGTGTCGCGCCGGTACGTGCCCACCTGGCGGAGGATGGCCCTCGGCTACCCGCAAGGATGGTCGACGCAGGCGGACCCAGGCTTGATCTATGTCGAGGCTGCGATGGACCAGCTCGAAACGCTCGCCGACCGGATCGACGAGCGACTGCCTGACCTCGACTCAGAGGAGAAGAAAAAGCTCGAGGACATCGTCGCCGAGGCGTTCGAACTGCTCCACAGCGACAAGACGCTGTCGCAGCCGTTGAAGCTCTACCTCGGGCGGATCATCGGCGAGATCCAGAACGCGATGCTGGACGAGAAGTACGCGGAGCGCTTCGACTACGCGGAAGCAGCGCGACGGCTGTGGGTGACACTGATGGCCGCTGCAGAAGACTCAACGGACGAGCAGCAGAAGGCACGTTGGCGTGACGTTCTGAAGCGGTTCGCCTGGGACTCTGGGGTGGCGATCGTGGGCGGCGCGCCCGGTCTCGTGCTGGCGCTCACCAGCCTGAGCTGAGGGGCCGGGCGCGTTCCCTGGCTACGCCCGGCCCGGATCCGTTTGCCTCCGACAGCTGGGTGGATCAGGCCCACAACCCGGGGCAACGACAGCCTCACCGGGGGTACGACGAAGGCCCCCGCCAGAGAATGGCGAGGGCCTTCGTGGCTCCGTGCCGGTCGCCCGGCGTGGAGGTTCGCTAGCGCCAGTGTACACACTCGCCGTGCAGTTCGGGTTAGGGCTCGTTTCTGGCGCGTCCCCGGCGTCGTCCGTGGGTGGCTGCGTATCGCACCAGCACGTCGAGTCGGACGTACCGGCGTCGGTTGTAGAGCACCGTTTCCATGCCGTCCGCGGACCACTGCTTGATCGTTCGTTCGCTGCGACGGATTCGCTTTGCTGCCGCGGCGAGGGTGAGGATCTCGGTCACGTAATCCAGTCCAGGACCTGGCGGTAGGTCTTCGTCGGGATCTCGTACGTACACGCCTCGCACTGCACTGCCACGTCGTGCACCTCCTCCGAGTGCCAGACAGCGCCGATCGCGTGCTCGCCGCAGACCGGGCACTGCCGGGGGTGGACGTCGCGAGGTCGGCGCGGGGCGCGGGGGTACTTGCCGAACAGGGGCCGGAAGATCTCGTGCACGTCGTCGACAAACGCGGTGCCGGCGTCGGTGGCGAGCATCGCGTCCCAGCGGATGAGGAGCCAGGTCACGAGGATCTGCACCAGCTGCCCGGCACCCGCCGGGGTGGCCTCGGCTCGGAACCCCTGCTCCTCGTCGTCGCGCTTCCACACGACGACGATCGTGGCGGGCGGGTTCACCTGCAGCGCGTCCGACCAGTACGTCACCCACTGGATGAGGCGGGCGTACGCGTCGTCGGTGTCGTCGATTGCGTCGGCTCGGAACGGGAGCGGGGCTTCCTTCGACGCGGCTCGGGGCATGCCGTCGCTCATGGCGCCGAGCGAGGGGATGGCTAGGGAGCGGGCGTAGGCGATGAGGCCGGCGGCGTCGTTGAGGGTGCGCCGTGCTCGGACGGCGGCGAGCGCACGGGCGGTCTCGTCGTCGACGTCGGGAGTGATGCTGTTGGTCATGATCGTCCTCCTGCTCAGAACGGCGTCTCGTCGTCGAACGAGCCGCCGGGCTGCGTCCACCCGGACGACTGCGGCTGCTCGCCGCCCTGCGGCGCCCACGGCTGGTCCCCGCCCTGCTGCTGGCCGCCGCCACGCTGCCCGCCGCCCGACGTCGCCCTGGCGATCTGGGCGGTCGCGTACCGGAGCGACGGGCCGATCTCGTCGACCTCGAGCTCGATGCTCGTGCGCTGCTGCCCCTCCCGGTCCTGGTAGCTCCGCTGCCGGAGGCGGCCCTGCGCGATGACGCGGCTGCCCTTCGTCAGGGATCCAGCCACGTGCTCGGCGAACTCACGCCAGACGGACGCCCGAAGGAACAGCGCGTCGCCGTCCTTGAACTCGTTCGCCTGCCGATCGAATGTCCGCGGCGTCGACGCGATCGTGAAGTTCGCCACCGCCAGCCCGTTCTGCGTGTACCGGAGCTCGGGGTCAGCGGTGAGGTTCCCCACCACGGTGATCACGGTCTCGCCAGCCATCAGTTCCTCGTTCCTGCCGCCATAGCGGCCTTCGTAGCGCCGGACCACTCCAGGGCCCGGTCTATTGCCTTGTCGATGTCGTCGCAGAGCTGCCGTGCCTCCGCGACTTCTAGCTGCACCTGCCCGGCGCCGGCGACGACACTCACGCCGCCGAAATCGTCCGCCCACGCGTCGGCGAGCGTCTCGGTCTTCGTCCTCGTGACGGCCATCAGCTGGCCTCCTCGTACGGCACCCGCAGGTACGCGAGCAGCTCGAGCACGGCCGCGTTCGACCACGCCGACTCCGTGAACTCATTGCCCGCCCTCGTGAGGTCGATGCGGGTCACGATCTCGTTGAGCACCACCGCGGCGTCGTGCCGGTGCGGCCGCAGCCGGTCGAGGACCGCGACCCGGTCCGGGAAGTACCGGTAGACCGTCCCGATCGAGCAGCCCGCGATCCGGGCGACATCGGCCGTCGTGAACCTGTCGATCCCGATCGTGGCGATCGCCGTCTCCCCCGCCTGCTCGATGCCAGCGAGCCGTGCCGCCGAGCGGGCCTGCACCGGCGTGTTCCTCAGTTCCAGCGTCATCACGCTGCCTCCGTTCCGTCGAGGGCCACCGCTCCGTACGGCGACCACGTCCTGTCCCTGAGCCGCGCGAACTGGCCCTGCCAGATCAGCGACACCTCCCCGTTCTCCCCATGCCGGTTCTTCGCGACCGCGACCGTCAGGTCGTCCGGCTTTGACCGGTCGTACGACAGCAGCAGCACCACGTCGGCGTCCTGCTCGATCGATCCGGACTCGCGCAGGTCCGACAGGATCGGGACCCGCGACTTCCGGCCCTCGACGAGCCGGTTCAGCTGCGACAGCGCGATCACCGGGACGCCGAGCTGCTTCGCGAGCTTCTTCAGCGACCGCGACAGTTCCGACACGAACTCCTGCCGGGACTGCTGCTGCGTCGCCCCCTCGATCAGCTGCAGGTAGTCCACGACCACGCCGGCGAGCTGCCCGCGGCGCGACACCGAGCGGATGTAGGCCCGCATCTCGGCGAGGGTCGTCGACCGGTCATCGATGAAGATCGGTGCGCCCTGCATCTTCTGCCGGGCGATCGCGACCCGCTTCCACTGCTCCTCGTTCAGCGTGTGGTTCCGCAGCGACTTCATGTGGACCTCGCCGAACTGCGAGATCAGACGCAGCTGCAGCTCGTCCTCCGACATCTCGAGGGAGACGTAGACGACCATCCCGCGCTTCGCGAGCATCGTCGCGAGGTTCATCCCGAAGATCGTCTTCCCCTCGCCGGGCCGGGCGCCGAGCACGATGAGGTTCCCGCCGGCCAGACCGCCGATGACCTTGTCCAGGGATTCGAACCCCGTCGACACGAACTCCGGCTTCTCGTCGAGCTTGTCGATCGTCGCCGCGAGCGTGTCCCCGACCGGGTGCACGTCGACGCGAGTGTTCTTCGCCACGTGCTCGAGCTCCTGCTGCGCCTCGTCGACCAACCGCAGCGGGTCGCCCTCGGTCACGGAGCCCATCTGGGTGATCCGCATGCCGGCGTCGCGCAGCCGCCGGCGGATCGCCTTCTGCCGGACGATGTCCGCGTGGTAGCCGACGTTCGCCGTCGTCGCGACGAGCGACGTCAGCTGGAACAGGTACGCGTCCCCGCCCGCCTTCGAGATCTGCCCGGTCCGCTCGAGCTCGTTGATCACCGCGATGGTGTCCGACGGCTCGTCCCGTTCGGCCAGTGCGACCGCGGCTCGGGCGATCGCCTCGTGCTTCGGCTGGTAGAAGTCCGACGGCGTCAGGGTGTCGAGCGCCGTCCAGATCGCCTCCCGGTCGAGGAGCATCGCACCGACGACGGCCTGCTCAGCGACCTGGTCGTACTGCTGCACGTCATCCACGAGCCATCACCTCCTCCCGCCACGCGACGTCGTGCTCGCGGGCGTCCCACTCGGCGACCGTCACGCCGTGCGCCTTGCACCACGCCGCTTTCTGCTCGGCGAGCAGCTCCTCCGTCGCGTTCGTCGTCACCGGCCGCGGCTTCCACCCGTCCCGCTCCGCGAACGCCTGCTGCTTCCGCATCCCGTTCCGCCACGTCGCGACCCAGTTCTTCATCGGCTTCCCGACGCCCTGCCAGTAGTCCCGCCACTCGGCCAGCGCCTTGTCGACGTCGACCGCCGGCACGTTCTCGGCCGCCCACACCCGCATCTCGGCCGTGATCACGAAGTCATCCGAGAGCGGGCGCGCACGCGCGCTGTCTTCTCTCTTCTTCTGGGTCTTACTAGTAGGAACATTCCGCGAATCCGCGGGCTCCTGTCCGCGATTCCGCGGAGTCCTGTCCGCGATTTCGCGGGCTCCATTCCGCGAATCCGCGGAATCGACTCCGCGCGACTCGTGCACGACCGGCCGCCACGACTTCGTGCGGTCGTAGTTCCCGCCGAGACGGTGCTCCGTCGACTCCACGAATCCCGCCAGTCGCAGCGCCCGCAGGGCCCGATCGACCTGGTCCTCGGACAGCCCCACCTCGGCGCTGATCTGCGCGGACGACGCTGGCCACCAGGCGACGTCCGCCGCGTCCACGTGACGGTGAGCGCCGTCTGAGCAGCGGAAGTGGATCCGCGTCCACACCAGCGCCTCGTTCGCACCGCCGAGCCGCTGCACCAGCGCCGCACGCACCATCACGAAGTCGTGCGCCGTGATCTCGTCCATCGGCACTCCGGCCATCAGCTCTCCTCCTCTCGTTCGTCCATCTCGCCCGCCTCGATGCGGGTCTTCATGCCCTCGGCCATCGCGGCCAGGAGCGGGTTCCGGTGGCTCTCCCACCG